CTAGCCAAGTCAACCTCATCGAGTAACAAGATTGCTCCTCGTTCAAGTGCTTCAACGACAGGTCCGTTATGCCAAACAGTTGCCCCATCAACAAGGCGAAACCCACCCACAAGATCGTCTTCATCAGTTTCAATAGTAATGTTTACACGAATGAGTTCTCTACCAAGAGAAGCACATGCTTGCTCTACACTAAGTGTCTTACCATTACCAGATAAACCAGTAACGAAAGTTGGGTAGAACATGTTGGAATTGATAATTCTCTTAACATCAGAGAAGTTACCAAATGGTACATAGTTAGGATCTTTTGGAGGTACGAGATCTTGCTCTACTGCAGGTGATGCTGGTAGTCCTTCATAGACTCTTTCTAGTTTCTCTGCAATAGTAAGATTCCATCTACCTCTAGAAACTTTCTGAAAGTTTGGAAGTTTGTTAAGACGTTTTGTTAGACTCTGGACTTGAACATTAAAATGTGAAGCAGCAGCCTTTACGTCATTGGAATCGATCTCAGACTTGCCTGTAAAAAATGAGTTGAGATCTTCGTTTGTAAATTTTGCTTGGAAAGGCATTGGATTTCTTGTGTATGATATAAGTATAGTGTATGTGGTATGGTTTATGAGCCATGAGTGGACAGTTTGTTAACTGACCATCTCGGCAAAAGCACTTAGTACTTTTTTGTTGGTGGACTTGCTCTTAAGCATCTTTTTAAATGCTCTAGTAATCTGACCCTTAGCAGCACCAGCAGCAACTTCAAACTCAGTCTCTTCATCTAAAGATTCCAACCTCAAAGCATACAGTGCAGAATAAGCTACAGCATCAGGAATGATTGCAGACTTATGTTTCTTCCACTGCTGTTGTACCTCATCGTACTTAGTAGAATCAGCATAGTGAGATACGAAACTTGATAGTTCTCCACCTTTGCATAATCTGATCCCAATAATGTTTACTTCTGGGAACCTATCTCTTACTTGTCTGATCAAGGTGTTAGTAACGTGAACATAAGAAGATAAGAATTGAGGATATACTCTTCCAGTCTTACGATCTCTTAGTACACAATACTCACCAACTGAAACAACACGTAGTTTTTCATCCTCATCTAGATGATTCATTACCTTCTTAGCAAATTGAGCATATGTGCTTTCACCATCAGATAAGATAACTACATTAACTTTCTGAAGATCATTATCTTTCTTGAACTGTGGTATTATGTAGTTCAAACTAATGATTGCTTCATTCAATGGAGTTCCAGATAACTGCAAACCTTCTGTAGGTCTGTAGAATGTACGACACTGATATTGAAAAGACTCGTACCAAACATTCAAACACTGTCTCTCATAGTCACGTGCATTACTACGTGATGAGATTAGGTTCATCATGTTGAACTCATCTGGATCAACATATAGTTCTCCTTCTACAGCATCAGCATATTCTCTACTACCGTAGTACCAACTGGAATGACTGTATGCATCATCTGCTTGATTGTTCTTGATTCTATTAACGATCTTCCACTCATTTGTGAAAGCATATACTTCAAATGGAATCTGAACTTTTTTACAGAATGAAGTTAGGTTGAGTAATTGCTTAACAGTTGAATGTAAGCAATGAGACATAGATCCAGACCAATCTAATACAAAGATTAATCCATGATTCTTACCATCAGGTAGAACTGTTACCTTTTTGAAAAGGTCTTCGTTGTACTTGTAAGTGTGTAATTTTGCTGTGTCTAATACTCCAGTTCTAGCAGTAGCAGCACGAGCATAAGAGTCAGCAGATTTCTTCATCTCAAACTCTTTTACAAGATAGTTAACTTCTTTCTGAGATTGTTTACGAAACTTCTGGTACTCAGTTTTTGCTTCATCAAAACCAGTAGCACCGTAATCAGAATACTTCTCAAGATATTCTCTTTGATCTTCAATGTATGCTTCACGTCTTTGATCAATCCAGTCATGGATTTCTGTCCAGTCAACAGTGATCTTATTGATATCTAATTTCTTAGGTAACTCAACATACTGGTTAGGTCTTCCATGATAATCCTTACGACTTAAACTTTCAGTTTGCTCATCAAATGCTTGCTGAGTTCTAACCTCATCATCATCGTAAGATTGTCCACCCATACCACCAGTAGTATCACCATTATCAGCAGAAGGTTGCTGAGATATTTTGAAACCACCTTCATCACTTTGGTCACCATCTTCTCCACTTTCACTGCTTTCAGTTTCCTGTTCTGCTGAAGTAGAATTTTCACTGTGGTCTTGTGATCCTGTTCCTGATCCTTCTTGACCTTGCTCTGCTTTGCCTAAACTTTCTTTCTGTCTTTTCTGCTCACCATATACATCCTTAGCAATTTCAAGTACTTCTTCAAATGTTTCTGCTTCTTCAGTACGTTTGACGAATACAACTTCATCTTCTGCAAAAGGAATCATTGCATAAGCACCAACCTTACAGTGAAGATTGATACGATCAATCAATGTTAACTGGTCTAACTCTTCACCTTCGATACCAAAGAAATCATCATCACTCAACTCTCTGTAAGCAGTGTTAAAGATCTTTGGTAAACCAGCATACTTACGTTTGATTAGTTTCTCGATACGTGAATCTTCAATCACGTTAACGAATTCCATAGGAGCACCAAACTCTGATGGGTCTTCATTAGGTGTGAACAATGCATGTCCAACCTCGTGACCTACTAGCATATCATATACAGTGTTACTAGCAAGATCCCACTTCGGTAACTGAAGGACTCTTCTCTGTACATCAAATGATGCTGTTGAAATGTCTGCACGATGCTCTACAATAAGATTCTCAGTAGCAAGCAATCTAGCAAGGTTACCTTTGATTTCGTTTTGTAGGGTCATGCTTCTCCTTGTTTGATATACCTATATTACACCATAACACCATGAAGTAAACCACCCTACTACCAGTTTGTTAACTGGCACACTAGTATTCAGATAGTGTACTGTAGTTCTTTGGTTTCTCTACTATAAGGGTACGATCAAACTTATCACTCATAGATTCTTTATGAGAGATCACAAATACATTAGTACTATCATCGAAATTACGTAAGATCCAACCAAGATCAGAAGAACCAGACTGGTCAAGCGATCCGTCAAAGATTTCATCTAGTATAAGAAGGTTAGTGTCCACACTATTCTTAAGTTTAGCAATGTTTCTCCAAGTAAGTAAGAGAGCAATATCGATACGTGCTTTCTCACCCTCACTAAAGCTTTCATAGGTGAAGATGTCTCTGTATCTAGACTTAATAGTTTCTTCAAAGTTCTCATCTAAAGTAAAGTTTACATAGAACTCCATACCTTGTAGATACTTATTGATGAGTTTATTCATCGTGGGAAGGTATGTCTTGATGATTCTTGTCTTGATACCACTGTCCTTTAACAGTTTACTAGCAACAAACAAAGTGTCTTTGTCTTTCTTAGTATCAGCAAGTGAGTTCTTAGTATCATTACTAGATTCTATAAGGGTCTTGAGTTTTTCAAACTCTGCTTTTTTATCAGTAGTATCTTTATTCAGTTCGTCTATCTCAAACTCAATGTCCTTGATTATCTTTCTAGTTGAATTGATCTGAAAGTTAAACTGGTTGATAGTAGAATTGATATCAATAACCTTACCAGTTATTAAAGTAAATACTGCTTCTCTTTTTTCTTCTTCTTGAATAGACTGTTCTAGTTCTACGTAACCAATATCAAGTTCAGCAATCTTCATATCTGTAGAAAGAATCATTTCTTTCTTATGGTCTTCACCAATACTCTGCCCACACTTAGGACAACTCTCTGTATCATTAAAGAACTTTTGGTCACGTTGATGGTTCTTAATTTTTTGATCTACCTTAGTTCTAAAACTATAAAGCTTCTTTAATTTTTTAGATACATTAGATAGTTCAGTCAATTCTAATTGCAATCTAGAAAGATCCTTGTTATGTTCTTCTATTGCCTGTAATGATACTACCTCTTCACCCTCTAGTTCTACAATCTTGTTTTTCTTTCTTTCTACTTCTGCCTGAGTCTTCTTCTCTAACTCTAGCATATAGTTCTTTTGAAGATCTATCTGTTGCTTTTGTATATTCAGTTCACCTTCCAGTTTATAAAGTTCATCTCTATTCTCTCTAACCTTATCCTTCAACAAGTCATTCATAACTGAGAAGATCTGAATGTCTAAGATATCCTCAATGATTTCTCTACGTTGTACTTGTGGTAGTCGCATGAAAGGAACAAACGTAGATGACCCAAGCACCACAACCTGTGTGAATGACTTGTACGACATTCGTAGTATGTTCTGTTCTAAATTTTTTTGTTGTATTGCTACAGTATGATCTTGATCTAAAGGTTCACCATTCAAATAGATTAGAAACTTGTTAGGTTTGATACCACGTAAAACTGTATACTTATTATTACCAATACTAAACTCCAACTCAACAAGACAATCTTTCTCGTTGATGCTATTGATTAAAGCAGACTTACTGATTTTACGAAACCCTCTCCCAAACAAAGCAAAGGTCAACGCATCTAGGATGGTTGACTTTCCAGCACCATTGGCTCCAATGATGAGATTAGTTTTGTTTTTGAGTAGGTCTATCTCGGAGAAAGTATTACCTGTTGATAGGAAATTCTTCCAACGAACCTTTTCAAATATGATCATAAAATGCTTGGAGGGATTATTAAATCATCCTTTTCATAAACTACAAATTGTGTTTGTTGGTGTGTGCAAGCAGCCATTATAGCATCTGCATCAACATCCATAACATCAAGTTCTGGTAAATCGAGTTCATTCAACTCATCAATCAGAAACGCATACCTTTCGGCATCTTCTTCCTCTGTAAACATAGGAACAACCTGATCTTCATCTGGTCCCATGACCGAGAAGATCTTCTCTGGTTTACCTGTTAAACAAAGGATAAACATTCATACTACCTCGCATGACTCTATGTATAAGGTTTGCATAAGCCGCTTGAGGTCGGTTTTATCTACAGAAATATCAACATCATCAATGTATTCATTAAGTAAAGTTAAGGTATCTTTTACTTCAATATCTGAATCAGAATCATCTGTATCAACCAGTGTCTCCACAGTTTTTATATCATGGACACCAACATGATAGAGATTGTCGAGAAGGGTTTCATACTGTGCGTAATCTCTCTTCTCTTCTACAATGATTTTTACAAAAGTATCTTTGTGCTCATTGTAGTCAAAATTCTTGTAGGATCTCTCAACATCATTATAGTATATTTTGGTGAAAATTTCAAATGGATTCTTGTGGTATGTTAGTCTATCAGTCTCAGTATCATATATGTGGAACCCTCTAGGATCCTTATAATCATTCCAGTACATCTGATATGGATTACCTAAGTACTGGACATTGCTTTTCTTAGACCTATGATGAAAGTGTCCTGACCATACACGATCAAATCTATGAAAGTCTTTGATAGCACGTCCACCTTGGAACTTCATACCAGGTGTTACTTCAAATCCATCCACCTCTAAATGACCACAACATATATCAGCATTGCTATTGTTTATGAACCACTCAGAGTTCTCTTGGTTAGCACCATTGATCCAAGGTAATAGTAAAAAGTTCTTACCACCAAACGAACACTCGTGTGGATCAGAGTACACTTTAATATTCTCGTACTGTTCCAACAACAACTCAGGGGAATTGATATGACTACTATTCTTATAGTATGTCGTATGATTCCCTAGAATCATGTGTACATCATACTTTCTAAGTCTGTCGAAATAGTCTGTCTTAATCCTTGCAAGAGTATTATAATCCAGAGACTTTCGATTATCAAATGTGTCGCCAAGATCAAGGACGGTAGTGATACCCTCTCTTTCAAGAGTAGGGAAAAAGATTTCATCATAAAATTTCTTAAAGAATGCCCAGAATGCAGCAGATCCTTTACGACCATCTAGATGTTGATCTGTAATGATAGCAAGTTTCATGAAACAGGAAGGAATAGGAAGTCAGGGAAGTAATAATTAACTCCTATAAGGATGACTGCTGTAATAGTCAACCATATAGTTGCTACAACTGGTGCAGATCTAAACCACTTTGTACTAAAAATTTTAAATAGTGATTTCATTTCTTGGTTGTGTTGCTACGTGTTCTGTTTATAATACTAATGAACTTATCACCAGCAAATGAACCGCCTAAGCAGACATCTATCTCATCACCATCCTTCCAATTAACATCACCATTCATTTTAGTATGGGTCATTGCTATTTGGATCTTATCTATAACGTCTTGTGTTAATCGCATATGCTGATTGTATGTTTGGATATAGTTCTCTAATTTTTCTAATTACTGCTAGTTGCACTTCTAGTATCATCTTCCCTCTCTTGATTTGTTTCTGATAGTTATATGGGTTCCTTCAATAGCAAAGTCCAAGTAATCAGTATGATCCCATCCGAGTTCTTCATATAGATGATTTAACTTATCCATATCATCCCACAGGTCGGTAGGAGTAGGCTCCCCCCAGAAAGGATTATCATCAGGATTCATTTCTTTATTCTTCGAGGTACTTGTATTGTCCATGCTGATGATGCTAGATCGACCATCTCAAATTCCTTCTTTGCTTTCTCACGTTTCTTTGCTTCCTTCTCATAGGTAGCAGCAGGTTCATCACCTGCAGTTGCCCCATAGTGAGGATCCCATATCTCAGGGTGCTCATGATTTTCAAAGAATTCTAGTATGACTTGATCGATCATACCATACATTGTGTCCCACGTCAACGTCCTTCTCAAAGTCTCTGCTAAGAACTCTGCTTGGTTAACAGACATCTCTTGCTTGAGATGCTCTGCTCTTGCCCATACCAATTCGTTGAGGTCAATTGTGATCTGTACACGATTGTGTACACCTGAGTCAGTATTATATGGTTCCATCAATCATCAAGGTCAGGTAGTTTCTTCTCAACCCAGTGTTCTGAGTTGTCTATACCTGCTGCCTTTACATACCTCATGATATGCTCGTCAATCTGATGGTAGACTGGATGGAGATCCAAGTCCATATTAATGTCGTGTGCTATCTGTGTGATCTGTGACTCTGTAAAGCAGTGATCAGGGTGTAGAAGATCACAGCATGGTACACGCTTCTCTATTAGTTCGTTGAGATTAATACGAATCTCATAGTCTCTGTATACAGGGCTCATCGGTTCATCTTAATTTC